CTCTTAGACCCTCTTAAATCGCCCCTGAGGGGCATTCCGTCCGAAGGTTCGAGGACATAATGGCAGGACTGATCGATCACAGGGGCAATCCGCTCCGCCGCGAGCTCCTCACGCGCGAGGTCGCCGCGCCGACGCTGGTCGGGGTGCGCCAACCGACCGCAGGCTATCCCGGGGACGGGCTGACGCCGCTCCGCCTCGCGCAGATCCTGCGGCAGGCTGATATCGGCGAGGTGCTGTCCTATTTCGAGCTGGCCGAACAGATCGAGGAGCGCGACCTGCACTACGAGGGCGTGCTCTCCACCCGCAAGCGCGCGGTCAGTCAGGTCGACATCACGGTCGAGCCCGCGTCGGACGAGGCCGAGGACACCCGCCGTGCCGACATGGTGCGCAAGTGGCTGGATCGCGACGAGCTGGCCGACGAGGAGTTCGACATCCTCGATGCCGTTGGCAAGGGCATCTCGTTCACCGAGATCATGTGGGATACCAGCGAAGGCCAGTGGCAGCCCGAGCGCCTGGAGTGGCGCGACCCGCGTTTCTTCAAGCCCGATCAAAGCCAGTCCGACTGGTTGCTGCGCGGCGGGGTCGAGGGCGACGGGCAGGACGAACCGTTGCCGGCCTTCAAGTTCATTCGCTTGCAGATCAAGGCGAAGTCCGGCCTGCCGGTGCGCAGCGGCATTGCCCGGCTCGCTGCGTGGAACTGGATGTTCAAGTCCTTCACGCTGCGCGACTGGGCGGTGTTTACCCAGACCTATGGTCAGCCGATCCGCGTCGGCCGCTATCACGCAGGCGCAAGCGAGAACGACAAGAACACGCTCTATCGCGCGGTCGCCAACATCGCCGGCGATTGCGCCGCCATCATCCCGCAGGGCATGGATATCGACTTTGTCGAAGCGAAGAACGTCGGCCCCGGATCGGATTTGTACGAGAAGCGCGCCGACTGGCTCGATCGGCAAATGTCGAAAGCCGTGCTGGGCCAGACGAACACTACAGATGCGCAGGCGGGCGGGCTCGGCTCCGGCCAGGCGCAGGTTCACAACGACGTGCGCGAGGATATCGAAAAGGCAGACTGCAAGGCGCTGTCGGCTGCGCTCAATCGGGGCCTCGTGCAACCGTGGTGCGATCTGGAGTTCGGCCCGCCGTCCGGTGGGCGCGGCTATCCGCGAATCGTCATTGCGCGGCCGAAGAAGGAAGATCTCCAGCAGCTGTCGTCCAGCCTCGCCCAGCTCGTACCGCTCGGCCTGAAGGTGAAACAGAGCGAGATCCGAGACAAGTTGGGTCTGTCCGATCCAGAGGACGATTCCGACCTGCTCCGCGCCCCGGCTCCGGCCGTGCCTGGGCGGACCTCCGCCGACGCGATCGCGTTGCAGGCGCGCGAGGCTGCAAAGGGCTCGGTCGACCTGATCAACGACCGTATGGCGAAGGAAGCCGAACCCGCGACCGAAGAGATGATCGAGACGATCGAGGCGATGATGGCCAAGGCCACCGACCTCTCGGAGTTTCGAGCGATGCTCGGCGAAGCCTTCGGCGCGATCGATGCGCGCGCGCTCGCTGCCGTAATCGAGGGCGGACTGGTAGCGGCGCACGCGGCCGGGCGGAGCGACGTGGAGGATGAGAGCGAATGACCTTCAGCTACCTGCCCGATAGGCCGGTCGGTGTTCGCAAGAGCTGGCGGAAGCGCGTCCCCGATCTGGCCGAGTTGGGCGACCGCCTGCGCCTTTGCTCCTACGTTGTTCGCCCGGAATGGGGCGACCCGATCGAAGCTGCCGAGTATCGCGAGCGAAAGGGTGTACTGCGGAGGGTCGAGGCGCTCTACGCCAATCGGCGGAGGCTATCGATCTCGTTCCGTCGTGATGGTCGTCGCATCGAGCGATTGAGCACGGTCGAGCTATGAGCGATCACCCGAGCGCGGTCTCGGGCGCATTCAATCGCCCTTTTCCCGAGCAGATCGCTTTTTTTCGGCGCAAGCTCGGCAATCTCGTGCCGACCCAGCGCTGGGACGATCTTCTGGGTGCGCAGCATGACAACGCCTTCATGGTGGCCGGCGCAGCCAAGGCCGATCTGCTCAACGATCTGGCGGCGGCCGTCGACAAGGCGATCTCCGAAGGGCGCGGGCTCGAGGACTTCCGCAAGGACTTCCGCGCGATCGTAAAGCGCAACGGGTGGACCGGATGGACCGGCGAAGGCAGCGTCAAAGGCGAAGCATGGCGGGTGAAAACCATCCTGCGCACCAACGCGCAGACCAGCTACGCGGCCGGGCGCTATGCCCAGCTGCTCGCGGGCAACTTCCCGCTGTGGGTCTATCGTCACGGCGGATCGCAGGAGCCGCGCCCGCAGCACATCTTCGAATGGAATGGGCTGGTCCTGCCCCCCGATCATCCCTTCTGGCGGAAGGCCTATCCGCCGAGCGACTGGGGGTGCAGCTGCTACGTACTGGGCGCGCGCAGTGAGGCGGGTGCAAAAAGGCTGGGAGGCGACCCTAAGAAGCGCCTGAGAGGCGACTGGGCGAAGCCCGATCCCAAGACAGGTGCGCCTGCAGGCATCGGGCGCGGGTGGGATTACGCACCGGGTGCCAGCGTGGTCGAACTGGTGCGCGCGCTCGCCGAGAAGGTCCGCAACTGGGATTACGCCATTGCGAAAGCCTTCATGGTCTCGCTTCCGTCCCGCCAGGCAAGCGCATTGTCCGAAAGCTATCGCGCGTTGCCTACGACGGCGGATGACGCACGCCGATATGCCCGCCGCGTTTACGAGCCCCAGCCCGCGCTACCCGATCTGCCGCCGGTCCGGACGATGGGACTGGTCGGCGATCGCTCCGCCGACCAGATCGATACGCTGACGGGGATCGATGTCCGCAAGTTCGATTTCCGTTTCGACGAAGAGGCGGTGCGGCACGTGCTCGCCGCGCATGGATCGGCCAAACGCGAGGAGCTGCGCGGACAGAAGGCGATCGCACCGGATGATTTCGGGCTCTTGCCGCAAATCCTCGGCTCGCCCGATGCTATCGATCGGTCCGGCCAGTCCGCCATCGGAGAGACCATTGTCGTCTTCCGCAAGCGGATCGGCGGGGTCACCTATTTCGCCGCGATGCGGGTCAGCCGCAGGCGTGAGACGATCGCGCTGAAGACGTTCTATGCCAGAGGGAAGTAGGAACGCGCCCCCGCGCTGTACGGCCGTACCGTTTCCGCTCCGAAAGCAGACGCCTCGGTGCGCGCGTTCCTTGGAGAAGACATAGCGATGATTGGTGTACAATTCAACGCGGGCAAGACGCGCGACGCGCTGCGCGCCGCCATCGACCAGCTGCAGGACATGACGCCGGTCTACGAGGATATCGGCGAATACATGATCGGCGCAACGAAGGCCCGCTTCCTCACGGGGACTTCGCCCGGCGGTGCGAAGTGGGCCCCTAAGAGCGAGGCGACGCTCGCCCGTTACAAGCGTCTCGGCTACGGCACGCTGAGCAAGCCGCTCAAAGGGCCCACGGGTCGGCTTTCGAATGAAATCGTCAAGTTCGTCAGCCGCGACGGTGTCGTGATCGGTTCCTCGCTGATCTATTCGCGCGTCATGCAGGACGGGGCGGCGAAGGGCGAGTTCGGCAACGATGCTCGCGGCCATCCCATACCGTGGGGCCGCATCCCCGCCCGCGAATGGCTCGGCATCTCGGCAGACGACGCGACCAACATCGTGGAGATCGTCGAAGAGCACCTGGGCACCAAGCTCAACGCGTCCTGACTTGCCGAGGACGCTCCATCCCGATTGATCGAACCGCCCGAACGTGGCAGCACGTTGCGGCGCGCAGATCCACGCGGGCCATCCTCCCAAACCGCCGATAAATGCCCTTATGCCCGCCTTGGCGGGCATGGAATGGAGCGCTCGCGGGCTCCATTGCGGCGGGGATGACGAAGCCCAATTCTTCCAGCCTGACCATCGCCCTGGCATCGGCGCTCGCCGTGCCGACCGGCAACGGCGTGCCCGAATGGCTGCACCTGCTGCCGGCTGAAGGCGATGTCCTGACCAATGACGGGCGCGGCCCTTACAAGGTGGCCGATCTCAAGGCGATCATGGCTGCGAGCCTGCCGGCGGGCGGCAAGCTGGTGCTCGACGAAAACCACTCGACCGATCTGGCCGCGCCCAAGGGCGGTGCCGCCCCGGCGCGTGGCTGGATCGTCGAGCTGCAGCGTCGCGCGGACGGCCTGTGGGGGCGCGTCGAATACACCCGCCTCGGTCGCCAGATGATGGAGGACGGCGAGTATCGCGGCGTCTCGCCGGTC